TCAGGGACGCTACGGGTGACGGTCCGTATGACATTTGTCTGTTTGACCCCCCCTACACGCTGAGAATGCTGAAAGAACACTACATGGACGATAACTGCAGGGTGGAAGAGACAATTCCAATGTGGCAAACTAACAACATGTGGGGAAAGTGTAAAGGATATTTGGGACAATTGATTACTTTGGGTGGATATGTGATCTCATTTGGGTATCATACTCACGGATTTGGAAAACATCGAGGCTTCGAGAAGAAGGAAATCCTCATTCTCGAACAAGCTGGTTCGCCTGATCGTTATGATATCCTGATTGTGGTTGAACAAAAGGTGCAATGGACACTTCTTCAATTCTCTGAAGAAGAATAATCATCGTTTCATGTTCAATGCTTTACGCGTTGCTCTATGACCCGATTTCATCAGTTGAGTGATTTTAGTCCTGGGATGCTTCTTCTTGAGAATCTTCATTTGTCGACCGAATTCGCGTTGATACTTTGAGACTCTACGTTTCTTCTTTTTCTCAACTGCTTGTTCCTGGGCTCCTTCGGATTCTCTTTCACTGCTGATCAGACTTCTCAATGCTTCATATTCTTCCAAGGTTAACCGTACTTCAGCCATTCTATCTCTTCCGTCTACGCTTGGCTACTTCAAGGGCAGCAATAATCTTGTCTGAAGCTCGCGCTTTGGGTTTATTGAACAATCTAGTAATGGCATTGGTACTTACGGAACGGGCCACTTTCAACAATTTTTCATCCGCAGCCCTACTACATCCTGCAGCGTGTGAACAATCCCGGTCGTGGTTCCTACAAGCACAGTCTAAATTGTCTATACATCGATAGAACCAGGATCCAGTATAGTCTTCAGCAGCCACACGCTGACCACCAGTCCAATTAGGACCGCACCACTTACCCCATATCTTGACCACTGATATCAGCCTAGCAACTCACTTTGGACGAGGGCTGCATAAACTCCTGCATCCTTGACTTGTCCACGGATACACCACAGGCGAGCCTGCATAGTACCGGCACTGGTCTGGTCAGTGGAGCCTTCAATATTTAGGTGAATATCGTCCGTTGCCACGAGTGCTATCCATTCAAGAGCACTGCTCGTTGGTGAATCAGGATGTTGACTTTCAAAGGCAACACTGTTGGCAGCATCGGAGAGGACGGTGGTTGTCTTGTTTGCGATTACGTTGGATGATTCCAGACCGCCGACGGTTGTCCTGGCTGTCGTGGAGATGGAAGCGTTGACGGTAGTTCGCTTGGTAGCGACCAGGTTGACTCCCTGCACATCGATATCCGCAGCGAGGATAATTATGATCTCCTGTGAGAGTGGATCGACGTTGAGCGCAATGGTACTAGACGTGAAAGTGTGAGCAGCGGATTCGCTCAGACTAGTGTTGATGGTAAAGACGTTCGACATTTTCTTGAAGTGTGAGGCAAGGGTCATATCCGCGTCGAGGTAAACTGGGCTTATCAAGCATTAGTCCTATGCAACCGGCTTATCTTCTCTATCAGACAACGCTTGCCCCCCCCCACCACGCCCCTAGTCACCGCGGTCAGATATAGTATATTGGGCGGCTTCGCCCTATTTTCTGCGAAATTGGTATATACCTATATACCACCGCAGCAGCCATGAAGGTGCAAAAACTCATCTCTCTGACCCCCGAGACAGCCCGTAAAGCAGCCCAAATGGACAATTTCAGCCTCTATGTGAGGGATTGTCTACGTGGTACTCAGCACTTGAAGCATGAAGCATGGAAGAAACGCATTGAATATCTTGAGAAACTGGTATGTTTGGCCTATGATCTAGGCAGTCAACATCCGGATTTCCGCGAAGAAGTGAAAAACTCGGGGTTGAGAAGATGAAAATCACTCATGTCATCACCAATGTGACGAATACTCCTTTTGAGAATAAGCACGTTCGGAAATTGATTGACCGGTATATACGCAAAAGGTCCGATTTCAATGTCAAAAATGAAATTATGGATGGTATCTTTGGAGTTGACCCATTCGCTAGGGAGTCATTCAGTACCAGAATGCAGTGGTTCACTACCAATGACATCAATGAAAAGATGCCTACGGATTATCACAAAGAAGCAAACGTCTTCGCTGAAGACCTGTATGATGAATTCAGGGACGCTACGGGTGACGGTCCGTATGACATTTGTCTGTTTGACCCCCCCTACACGCTGAGAATGCTGAAAGAACACTACATGGACGATAACTGCAGGGTGGAAGAGACAATTCCAATGTGGCAAACTAACAACATGTGGG